CTTCGGCTCCGGTTGCAGTTTGTTGTTTATTAAATCCTGGCTTAAATTGTATCTTCTGTAAAGGCATAAGTATCCTTTATATACTAAAAAAAGAAGAATTATACTATTTTTTAAACCAAGATGGAAGGCCTAAATGTTTTCTTTTATCAAATATATTGTCTTTTGCACCTTTAGTTGCAGTATCATTATAATGTAAAAATACTTGGCCACAATCTTGACCTTCAAATTCTTCTCTCCAATGCTCTAATAAATTTCCTCTATAAACTAACATATCACCAGGATTTAAATTTACCTTAGTACCTTTTGTGTTATTAGAAATATAACCTTTACCTTCTACAAGTCCTCCCATTTTAGGATTAGGCTCAATATAAATTGGCCATGGATCTCCGCCTAGGTTAAGAGTAGTAGAAATTTCACACGAGAATCTATCTTTGTGGCGATGTAATACATCTCCCTTTTTATAAATTCTTGCATAAGAATATGTTGGAATTAATTTTAATCCTGTTTGTTTTTCCATAATAGGTTGAACAGCTAACAATAAAGTTTCCATAGCTATATCAGCATAATGAGAATAAGTATTAGGAACTTGGTCATCGTTCCAAACACCAAACTCTGTAGTGAACGGAGATATATATCTTTCATCAAACATTGTTCTTGCAACTTGTCTTTTCATTAAAAAATAATTATAGACAAAATTTGCAATTTTTGGATCTATTGCTTTTTCAATTACAGTAAATTTATTTTTTTTAAAATTATATTTAGTCATTATACATTTACCTTTGTCATTTCTTTAGGAACTGCTTGTATATTAAAATGAATAAATCTAAAAGGTTCTTTACCATGATCTACTGCAAATTCATGTTCCATATAACCTGGAAAAAATAAAAGCACCCCCGGTTTCACTTTAAAATGTACAATATCTGTGCCGTGAGTGATTTTATTTGGTTCTTTAAGTTTTAACTTTGTACAACGTGCTCCTGTTCTAGGTTCATGAAATATTGGTAGAGAAGTGTTTTCACTTGCCTTAAGAAAATAAAATCCACCAACATGTTGATTGTAATGAATGTGTGCAGAATGATGACCACCACCATTTTTAGCAAATTCTTGTACCCAGCTTTCAGAAAAAAAAGTAGTATAGTGTTGCATATCAAATCCTTGCCAATCTAAAAATTCAAAAGCTTTTTGACCTACATAATTATGAAAATCTTTAAATTTAGTATCAACAATTAATGGTGTTGAATGATAAGAAGTTCCAAAATCATTTGTTGCTTTAATGTTTTCTTTTCTAACTTCTCTAGCTTTTTTAATATATGAATCAGTTGCTTTAGTAAGAGATTTTAAAAAATCTAATTTTTCTTCAAACCAAAAGGGTGTTTTAAAATATTCTTCTATAAACATATTATTTAAATGGATATCCTAAGTTCCAAACAACTAAAGAATATCTAGTTCCTTTCGTAACAGGTTGTACTCTATGCCACACAAAACTTGGAAATACAACAATAGAGCCTTTAGGAAGTATTTCCTTTACGGTCAACACATGTTTATCTTCATCACGCATATGTGGATCATAATTTCTACAATCAAACTGTAATTCTCCTCCTTCATATTCACTACCATCTGTTAATTGACAAGTCATAGACAACTTTCTAATTTTACCATGTGAGTTTGGATCATCAGGTTTATCATATGGTTTATTCCAAGAATCACAATGCCAATCATAATATTGATTTAATTTATATTTTGTAAATTGACACGATTCAGAAAAATCCCAATCAAAATTCCAACCTGCTAATTTATTTGCCTCGTGCACGTACGGGTGTATTTCTTTATAAATCCATTTATCATTTAACCAAACAATGTTAGAATTTCTTTTCTTTTTTAAATCTATAACTTCTTCTTCTTTTAAAGGATCATCTTTTAAATTTCTATTTTCACCTAACCCACCAGTAATAGCTAAATTTTCTTGATGTTGTAATCCATATTTAATAACTTCATCACAAAATTTTGGACTTAAGGCTGATTTAAAATAGTAATAATAATTAGATAAATTCATAAGTTGTGGTTAATATAAAATTTAATTGTTCTGATTTATTAGCGGTTACATGATATCTTTGTGTAGAAGGAAACATTATAAAATCATTATCATTTAAAAATATTTCCCAACTTTTTCCTTTTCTTCTATTATCATCATATTCTATAAATACTTTACAAGAATCTTTTCCAACATTAACACCATATAACATAACATAATCTGGTGAATTTCTTAAATCTATAGGATCTATTTGCAGTAATGAAGGAGAATATTCTGTTGGTTTATAAATTTCTCCAAATGTTTTTTTGTTTACTAATGTAAAACCATATTTTAAATTTACATGTTCACGTAAATAAGTTTGTAACATATCCCATGATCTAGAAAATGAGAAACTATTATTATAATTTTTAAATAATAAAATATCTACACATAACTTTTCTCTATCTATTTCAAAACCTTCAGGCATTTCTATTTGCCCAAAATATATATCTATTTCAGATAATACTTTCTTTTCCATATTTAAAATATAGATAATATAATTTTATATTATTGTAAAGAGTAACTAAGAAACTATATTATTAACTAAATCCCAAGATTGATTTGCTTCATTCCAGTTATAACCCCATCGATGAGTGTTAGCTGTATTTTGAGAAATTTGTTCTTCAGTTAATGCTGGTGCATCACCAATTGGTGATTTCCAAGATGCTGTTGGAATATGTTTTACCCATGAAGCAAAAGGTTTTTCTGTCCAGAAGATTTGATTATCTTCATCCCAAGTATAACCTATACCTGCATAATTTCCTCTAAATGGTGTTCCACCATTTTTATGTTGCCCACCGGATGTATTATAAGATGTTTGAATCCACATTTGAGCTGGCCAGTTATTATGTTTTTCTAAATATTGTTGACCAATTAATTCTTCTTCAACTCCATCAGCGTTTAACATATCAGAGTTATTCAGTGTTAACACTGCTATAACTTTTTTATCATTATTTATTTTTGCAAAATGTGCCATATATTTATTTAAATTGATATCTTATAACAACTATTCCTGATCCACCTGCTCCTGAATTACCAACATCTTGTCCAAGTGTAGGTGCTCCACCTGCTCCACCACCACCGCCACCTGTATTAATTGTTCCTGCAACAGAATTTGTCGTTTGAGAATTTCCTCCAGCTCCACCACCACCTGAATTTCCAGCTCCACCACCTCCACCACCATTTGCTGCTCCACCTCCTCCTCCTGCAAAATATCTTCCTGGTGCTGGTCCTGGAGTTCCATATGATGGACTTGTTGGTCCAAAAAATGTTGTTGCTATTGGGGAACCTACTCCACCCTCTCCTGCTACTGGTCCAGGAGAATTTCCTCCAACTCCACCTGCTCCACCACCACCTCCTCCATTATAAGGAGCATTAGTACCACTCCCACCATCACTTCCTTGTGATGGACTTGTTGGTGGTGTGTTACCTAGTCCATAATTACGGGGAGAAAATATTCTTGAACCACCTCCTCCAGATCCTCCAGAATCCGCACCTCTACCTCCTGCATTTGGTGGGCCTGGTGGTTCATCATTAGTTGCACCAAATCCACCCCCTGCACTAGTTATAGTTGAAAAAATTGAATTATTTCCAGGTGTTGTTGCTGTGCCTTGAGATGTTAATGGAGTATTTGCTGAAACCCCAGCTCCACCTGCTCCTACTGTTATTGGATAACCTTGAGCTGAAACTGGTAAACCTGTTGGACTTGGAAAATTTTGTCTAAAACCACCAGCTCCACCTCCACCTCCAGCGAAACCACCTCCTCCACCACCACCCGCTACTACTAAATATTCAACAGTAGCTGTTGGAACAGCTTTACTTACAGTAAAAGTTCCTGGACCTGTAAATACGTGAGTTTTAAAATCACCACATGTTAAAATTGTTCCACCTGTTGCACAAATTAAAATACTAGCACCTGCTGTAAATCCAAATCCTTTTGCTGAACCAGCTCCACGTGTTGAGTTTAAAGGCATTACAAAATCTCCTAATTAAATTGAGTTTGTGACGCTAAAATTGTATATGCTGGGGTTGTTGCTGTTTTAATTGCAGTGAATGAATAAACATCTATTCCTGCATTACCTGCTGTTGGGGCAGCACCACCTTGATATTCAAGCGTAACGTTTGTTGATGAACCATCAATCGTTATTGTTGAAACGTAAAAAGTAGTATTTGTATTTAAGAAAGCACCTGTTACAGATTCTCCAACAGATAACATATTAGTTAAAGATGTAGAAGAACTAC